GCACTACATATTAAATAAGTAGGCGCAGCTGAAAGGGCAAAAACCTTTCAGTGCGCTCATCAAAATAAATTCAATAGCTTTATTAAATTAAAACAAACTACCCGGGAATAAGATACCCAGGGCGTAGTTACTATGCCTTGCGTGCGGACAAGAAACCGCAGATTAGCTCAGCAACTATAACTTTCCCGAATCAATAAAGAATTGTTAGACAGAAAAGCTAAAATTGTTGAAATCTGCAATTTCCAATCACGCATGCATAGTCTTACTAGAACTACGCAAAGCCAGAGAGCCTATAATCCGAGTAAAAAAGGCTGACCAACTAAGGTCACTTAGGTGATAACCGTTAGGATTACCATGTTAACACGCCAATTAAACTCTCCTCTAATAGGGATCAATAGACCAGCAACACCTTAATTTATAACTATTCTCTCAGTATCTAAAAAAAGGAAAAGATCTGAGCTAAAAAACTAGCTATTAAATAAGGCTAAGCACTGAACCAACCGCAGGGTTAATCCAGGACTTATTGTTACCGTAGAACTCGAGGGCTTTTTGACCTCCTCGCTTCAAAGAGGCAAAGAAATTTTTCAACCAATCAAGGTGTTTACCATTTGGATAGCACTTCTGTTGGGATTTCAAAATTGAAAAAGCTTCATCCATCATTGCCTGTGTGCCAGTGTGTATTTCCATTGGCAGAAACATTTGGTCCGACAATATTTCAAATGTCGTCATAACAACTACTCGGAGAATTTTTGAATTAGCACTAGCACCAGCAACGGTACCAGGCTGCCAACTACCAGAGCAACAAATGGTAGGATAATCAATCGTATTCATTTTTGTTGGAGGATAAAAATCGATATGCGATTGATCAGTTGGACCCCACCATGCATAAGCACCATCCTTCAATTTACCACTGTAGTTACCTGGAACGGTAGCTAGAGTGTTAAAATACTGGAGGTTGCCTGTGCCGGAATTATCAGAAAGATAACGCTGGGTTTTCGATTCTGGAGGAAGATAAGCAATACATATATCACCACCATTTGTAAGGGTGGGTTGTAAAGCAGTAGCAAGAACACTCATGGCAACGGGACGCATTTCATCTACGTAGCCAGAATCCATTTGATCAGGTTGAGGAATTGCCAGTTGAGAGAGCTCGGGATAAGCAGGTGTTATAGTCACACGAGCATCTGAGGTACCGGGTGTAAAAACATCACCAACACCAAAAGTAAGCAAGACTCCTTGGTTTTGAAAGCCAAAAGTGTTCGGAGGAACACTAACAACAAGATCAATGGTCTGATATGAATCAAGCGCACCAGCACCGGCTTGAAACGAATTATTCTGTATAGAAATCGTTTCATTAAGCGCGGATATAGTCACTGCTGTTGGCATTGAAGCCGGAGCAGCAACCAGCGTAATATGCACGAAATAAACACCAGGAGGAGTGTAGATAAGAGAAGACGTAGGAAAGCCAGCAGGAGCATCAAAAATTACGACAGGAATGTCATAAGAAGGCTGATCGGTTGGCATCTTACCAAGAGGGCCAGATGCGGCGGCAGCAGGAGCTGTGCCTTGCCAAAAACCAGGATCAGGTGCTGTAAGGCGGGCTTTATTAGGATCAATTCTAATATCAAGCTGATTTACAAGACGGACGTATGCTTGAGGTGATGAAAACGCTACATTAACATCAGTAGGCCATCCTCCAGTTGAATCAACAAGAAGAACCTTGTAATGAGTAGGATTATCAGTCGAACCTAATATAGGGGTAACCATAAAAGAAAAGTTACCATTGTTCGCTGACCCTATAACTTGATTTGCCGTCACTTCAAATTCAAGTATTGATTGAACAATTGCACTCCTCTTTGAAAAGGAGGTTGGAACATGAGAGACACAAGTAGAAGGATCAACAAGCGCACAAACATAATTTGTTACTTCGTTTGTTGAGGAAGAGGGGACGCCTTTAAGGAGGGTTCTGGGTGCAAACCCACTAGACATGCTAGATAAGCGTGCCCCGGACACTTCAATAGCGGAAGATCTTCGAGGTCTGGGAGCTCTTTGCCGCTGGGGCATGGACATTCGCCCTTGAGTGGGACGCGAATTATTAGATCCTGGACCTTTGGATTGTATATTAGCATTCGCTTGTTGCTTGCGGAGCTTCTTTCTTTGTCTTTTTGCGAAATTTCTCGCTTTCTTTTCTTGGGGGGTAAGGGATTGTCGTTGCATTGTTTAAAAACTGCTTTTCGAGATTCAAGAAATTTAAACTGTTTAATATTTTTCTCTTCAAGAGAATTTATGTAAGCAATACCTTGAGGGGTAAAGGACCAAAGACTATTAAGATTTTTGTCTTCTGTTGGACAAGTGCTCATAGCACTTTTATCTCTGCATATATAATTTAATCGCGAACAGAGATGTTCGTGAAAAGGACACGGATTTCAAACTCAGAAAGATACTGATTTTGAAACCTCTCTAAAGGGTACTGTTTCAATAGCCAAATACAGTACTTGTCAACATAAGCAAAAGCTTCTTGGTCACCATAACTTAATGTTCTAAGGGACATGGCTTTCGATACGCAAGAGTCGATATCTTCTTTACCGGTATACATAAGTGATGCAATGACTTTATGAAAAGGATACCTAGGTACATAGCAATTTAAACGAGGCTCAAATGCAATATAGTGGCCTAAGAACTCCCAATGGTTAGAGAATTCTAGTTCCATTTGTATTTTTGTAAAACTTTGGACCATGCTATCAGGATTTAAAAACTTAAAAGCTTCGTCATCAACTGCCACGGCACTGTCGTCACCGAAAAGCCACAAATCAACTTTCTCCTCAAAGAAAGAATAATCCGCAGGCCCTCCAGCATCCAACCATACCCAGGCAATCAAAAGAAAAAGCCCCAACGAGTTGTCGATGGCTGTGTTTCCTTGTCCTGAAGGCTGATGGGGTATAATATAAACAGCTCCATCTGGCATGACCAAAGGGGTATACATAACATCCCTATATATATTGCACAAACGGCATAGATTCTCAAAGGTCCGTTCAGCAGGCGTGTACATTTCAAATCTGAACCGTATAATAATAACAAACAGTAAATTTCTAAACCGTGAGTCAAAGCCTCCAATGTCTGCAAAAAACTGATGAGCTCTGCTTGACAACTGGCGACCCATTATATCATATGATCCATAGTACATATTCATTCCAACCGCTACTGGCGTTTTATGGAATCGTCCTGCTTTAATTAGCTTCTGATTGAGATCTAGGCACATTTGTTGAGAGGCTATGAAATGTTCTGTTGGGGCACACTGAAACAATCGCGTTTTATTAGCAGCGATTTTTTCTAAAGGTTTTAATTCATCCTTTAGATGTGCACCCCAAAGTGTAATATTGGCACCTGGAGTTTTACATGACTCCCAGTAATTATTATATACATTTCTCCCGTCTGGAGAACTCCAATAGTCGGCTTTAGTTTTTTCAAAAAACCTAGCAAGAGGGCCAGGTGATGTATCAAAACTGCAATCCCTAAGGACCTGCGCAATACCAACAACACTAGAGTTTCCACACGTTGGGGAAAAGCATTTGTGAAGCCACAATTCAGCGGTTTTCCACTTATCATCATACATGGGTTCTTTTAAGTCACAACAATATTTAGCGACAGCTTTCTGGAAAGCTTCTTTATTCATAGCACTATGATACCAAAGGTATTCTGGAACAATCTTACTCTCATCTGGATTGGAGAAAAGGTAAGAGCGAAAAAAAGGATCTTCAAACTTTGACTGTTTGATAGGCTGAAATCGTTTAAGAGTGAAGAGTAGTTCAGGTTTTACTTCACATAACTGGACATATTCACTCTCCTGAACACTGTTCTTGTAGAGACTATTATGATCTAAATAGTTCCACAAGAGCTCAGTAGCTGGACTTACGTCCAGCAGAGAGTAAATTAGTTTAAAGAGGACCGACCAAACGAGGCCTCAATGTCTCGAAAGGTCAAATACAAACAAGCGTTTGTAGTTCTCTCATCAATAGATCCAAGATGCATAGCAAAAACTTTACCATCAGGGGCAAAGATAGGAGCACCAGACACTCCTTTAGCACTACTATGTAAATGCTCTCCCCATGGTCGAGCAAATGTGGTAGAGCCCGGGGAAATCTTCATTTCAAACGATTTCAAATTAACGGGATCAGGAAAAAGTCCAACCAAAGAAGTTTGGTTGACATTCTGCTCAATATGTTTGCATGGCAAACTCTTAAATGGAAGAGCAGACGGTTTTTCAAAAAAAGAAATATCCCTTTCACGATCAGAGGACCTAAGAACCAACTTAGTATGGTTCTTTCCATTAGAAACATAGAGTAGTTCACCTGCATGGGCAGCAGTACATATGACATTGCCGATACAAAAACCGGTTGCAATCAAATTGCCTGCTATATCCAGTAATGGAACCACTCCCTTAGTAAAAACGCTAAGAGAAATGGGATTAGAGCCAGTTATGGTTGCTTCAGGCTTAATAGCATTAGCAACCTTAACAGCTTTCTGTTCTTTTTTATAAAGCTTGTCACGTTCACGTTTATCTCTATTGCGTTTCTTCTTCTCTTCTGGAGTCAACACCTTCTTCAAAGGGACAGGGACATCTTTCGACTTACTTCCTTCCTGATCTATTCTGGACTTAATAGCAGTAAAAAAACGAGCTTTACTGTCAAATTCTTTTTCTTTCTCAACGAGCTGAGCCAGAACATTAGGAGGAGTTTGCTCAGGATTTTTCATAAAATAATTAATAACATGCGCACTCAACCCATCTTTAGTATAATCTGAACTTGTACTTTCACGATAATACTTACTATAATACGCATCCACCATCTCACTAGTGACTTCATCGCGAATTTCAATTGGATTAAAAAATCTAATTGTTTTAGTCTCGCAATTATGTATAGTAATGGTCTCGGGCATTGATTGGGCTTTAGGAACCTCAGCTTTAGGAACATTAGCAACTTGACTAGATTGCATTAAAGCTTCGCTATCATAGTTGTTGTTATTATTGCTTCGGTTTCTAGCATTATTTTTAACGTCCTCAGAAACATCGGGCTCATCCATAAAATCTGCCCAATTAGCAAACTGTCCTGCCGCAGCAACACGTTTTTCTGCAGCAATCCACTCGTCATAAATTTCAGCTTCACTCTTCTTAGAATATTTCTGCCTGGCATAAGATTCGCGCTCAGCTTTAGCCTGAGAACTGGCCAAATTTCGCTCAGTAAATTCTTTTTCAAAATCTTCCTCAAGCATCCACAAACGATTTTGATAATCATCTTCAACGCCCCATTCATAACGGGCACTAAAATCACGATGATCATAATTATCATAATCATTCTGGTCACGTTCTAAGAAGTCAGCACTTGCACCAATCTTATTTTTATCTTTTTTTCCTTTCTTTCCTTTTTGCTTTAGCTTACGGGTCCATTCTTGCTCATACGTGTCAGTTCTAACGGCACGTATTTTTTTGTCCTTTGTTTCAACAAAGGTCCAATAACCAGGCAAAAAAAGTTTTTTCCTAAGATCAAACAACTGGGAAACACCACCGTTTGTAAAAACAGCCAAAGGCTTCCTCTTATAAACAACTAAAGAAGAAGAATGCGTCGCTTCAGCATTATATCGAAAAACTTTACTGAACCACTGATAGGGTTTTTTACGATGAACATAAATAAAAGCACAAATAGCACCAAAAATAACTGATAGTATCATAATATAGATACCAAAAGACAGAGTCGGATTCGTTTTAACAAACGAGGAATATAAAAGCACCCATTTAAACCAAGTTTTTTTGCACATAATACAAAAATTACAAACAATTCCAATTTCATCATCATCAGTTTCATCCTTGACTCTACTAAGATCCGCCAGCTCGTTTTTCATCTCAAGCAAACGAGCTTCGGAAGGAATAAAGTAACCAAGAAATTTCTTTTTCCACCAAGGCATACCATCCCATAGGGCATCAGACGAGGCATCAATAACCTCACTTTCTTCCAATTCCATATCATCAAGCTTATTATCACTAGGCTTGCGAATGGTGTTGAGACCCTTGCCGGAATGGTCTCCAAAATTTTCTTCTTCTTTATGTTTTTTTCCATCACTAACAGGAAATTGAGGTTCCATAGGAAAACCCTCAGCATCAATACGACCCTCCGCATGAGCATCAGCAATGATCTTATGCTCAACACTAAGCTGGGCATGCAACCGAGCAGTTTCCTCATGAGTAAAGCACCTGGAATGATGGGAACAGCGCTGATCAGCGCAATCTTCAACATCTTCAACACAATGGTGCCACTGTTCCTTACCATCATCTACAGTTCGCCAGCCATAGCCTTTTCCATGAAAAGTTTTTCTTGGAACTAGGCCGAGACCCGCACGTGAGGCAGAAACAAAATGAACGTCTTTGAGACCAAACAAATTAAGTAGTTCATCAAACAAACTACCAATATTGTTAAGCAACTGCTTACCAGTAGATAAAATTCTAAAAGCATCAAGAGCTTTCTTTGAAAACTTGGCCAAACCAACTAATATAGTCAAACTGGTAAACAACATAAGAGCACGTTCAATAACGTTAAGAAACCAGTCGATTGAATAACGATCATTCGACTCAGGGCTATACTTACGACTTATAGCTTTACGCATACGGCGCCAGCCACAATAAAATCCAATAAGAGCAGCAAATATGAAAGTTTTATCCATCAAATGATTAATCCAATGAAGTTCTCTCACACCCACCCAAACTTGACCCAGAGCTAACTTTCTCCCATAACGAAAAGCTCCTGCCCACAATAACCAACTGAGCAGAGATATAACCCAATTAAGAGGGTTGGAAACAGTAATGAATATAGCCACGGAATTTAATACAGCCCAACTAGACAAAAAACTCAAAGCACTACCAAGACAAAGAACTGTAATATATATACAAGACTCAAGTCCAAGCACAACGAATTTATGGCCTAAAGCAACAGGATTATACCATGGAATATCATCAAGACCAGAAGAAGGTCGTCCTCCCTGCCAGCCCGCTTTGGAGCGAACCAACCAGAGAGCTATAAGAGCCAGTGGCATGATGGAAATCAATCCAACAGATGTCACAGGAGCCAAAAAAAAAGAGCTTATTGCTATGCCGCAAAA